CACCATATAGCGTATAGCCCGGAGAGTTTCTATATTCAAAACTGTGAAACTCTTGTTTAGTAAGTATTGGCCTAAAGGAACGCTTTACCTTATCATCTACTATTCCTTCTACTCTCTTTATTATGTTACCAACTTGTGCTAGTGTTGGATAAGTAGAAGCAGAAAAAGCGGGTATTTGTAACATATTAGCAACTTCTGTTGCATTAGTGTAAAATCCTCTTCCTTGTGTATAGTTAGGATTTATTTCCGTATAGTCGCTTGGCGAGGTAGTTATTCCCATTTACTTACACTCCCGTAGTTACTCCTTGCCTTCTTAACATTTTAAGTCTCTTTTTTAATCCGTTAATGTGCTTTTGCATTATCACATTTACTCCGCTAGATTCCACTCCTACATTATATGGACTAAAATCAAAATATCCATGCCCTGTTATGTAATATACACAATTGAGTGAAGCGTTTTTGAATTTTTCATTAAGTTCTCCAAGAGAATGAGAAGCGGCTTGTTTTTTACCTTTTCTTTCTGTAGTAACTAGTTTACACTCAATCTCTAGACTCTTGACGGTTTGTAGAGATTTTAAATCTCCATCTAATGGCTTTAGAAGTTTTTTCATATTTGTCTTCATCCATTCTTCTACTTTCTTTTCAAATTCTTCTGAAGTCTTTAATCGTGCTACTGATTCTGGATTCACGGTTGTTTCAAGTATTAATTCCGCAAAACTATCTAATTCAAATGGAAAAGAGAACACCGCTTCTGCCGCCTTAAATTTAGAATGCCCTTTTGTAATATATCTAGCAGATTTAACACCTTTTGCTTTAATTATATTGGCTTTAGTTTCTGCCTGTCTTTCTGGAGATACAGATGGATAATAGATTATAGTATTCGCATTTTTCAGTTGGGTATTTTTTCCAGAAGAATAAGAATACTTACCAGTGGGTTTTCCGTCCTTAAAAGATGGTCTTAAAACAAATTCTGTTTCTATACCATAATCTTTGAAGGTTTTAAGATAATCAAAATCTGGAATTTCTTCCAAGTCTCTTCCAAACTTCATAAAGGTAAAACCAATTAATTTGTTTTGTATATCAGTATCAGTTACTAACTTTTTTAGAGAAGTTCTCTTTATCATTTTTTTATTATCTTCTTTGTCTTTATCTGTTTTTCCTAGAGTTCTAGCAAAACCTTCTGATTCAGATAAAAAATCATATGAGTTGGCACTTAGAACTGAATCTAATATAGATTGAATTTCATCCATAAATTCATTTTCTTGATTATTTCTTCTAGGTTCTTTTCTTGCTGATTTTAATTTACTAACAAATGACCCTTCATTCTTGAGAAGATATTGTTCTAATTCTTGTTTTATATCTTCTTTATCATCGGGAAAAGCCTTCGGTAAGGTTCCCCAAGTGAATGATATTGTCAAATTAAATCACACTCACATTAGCCATTTAGCCCAAGCCGCACCCTTTTGTATAGCACTACCTAGTCCTAATCCGCTTTGTGGTGGTTCGTAACTCATTTGCCCTTGAGCATCTATCCAATATGGCCTACCATATCCGTCTGTTCCACTAGGAGGAATAGGATATCCGCTTCCGTTATTCATAGCATTATTCATTTGATTAAATTGTTGAGTATTACCTGTTACATTAGCAAAGGCTTGAGCCGCAGAAGGCTGTTGTTGCATACCTCCTCCGCTAAATCCTTGAGATTCTAGATATTGTTGTTTAGCCATTTTTCTTTGCATTACTACTTCTGTATTGATAGCCGCACCTAGAATCTTTTGAATATCTAAGTCAATATTCTCTTGTGTTATTCTCTCAAACTCTCTCATAGCATCGGGATTAATTGTAATGTTTCCTCCGGATGTTGTAAAAGAAAGTTTGCCTAACATTTGTGAAACTACTCTTTCAATGACATCTTCCATCAATTGTTCTAAAGCAGTTAAAAATTGTTCACCATGGTATTGAAAAAATTCTTCAACATGATTTTCCTGTAGTGAAAGTAGGTTGTTTACATTCTTGAAATTTTGGTCGCCTTGTTGTTGAACTGCCCCTAATACCGTTCCATTACTTGTTCCAAAAATACCCATACTCATTCCTCCTTTACTTCCTCTTTAGTTTTCTTTTCTATCTTATTAGGGGCTTTAACTCCTTGATTTATCATTAAATAATTTAATCTATCTGTTAGTATATTTATTTCTCCAACGATTTCAATTGCTTCATTAGTGGCAGACCTATTATCGCCTAATGTGGGTGGCTTAATAAAATAACCTGCGGCAGTTAAGGAAGCAATATCTTCTTTGGTTAAATTCTTTATTGGGCCACTTTTTAGCAACTTAGGTGTTTTAGGAATAAACTTCTTAAATTCTAAACCATGTTTATCTGCAAGTATTTGTTGTTGTAGCATTTCTAACTGCATAAAATGAGCCGCATGTTTAGGACAATAAGTTCCCATTAATGGCCTACCCTTAACAACACCATCTAAAGGAATAGGTGGCCTCATGTAGTCTCCTTGTTCCCAAACATGATGCATTCCACAAACGACACACCTATCTTTTAGATTGAATTTTTTTCCATATTTTAGAAATAAAAACTTTTTAGGTTCTGCTTTTAGAACTTTAATTAATTCCTGTTGTTGTTTTTTTGGTTTATGTGCAATAAACTTGTATTCTTGAACTATACCACTCGCTCTTGCATGTTGTAGTGGTGTCATTCCATATGCAATACCTTGCGGTTGCATATTATTTTGGCCTATCATATTTGGTTGCTGATACATACTTTTACCTCAATAATCTTTTATCATCGTCATTACGCCTCTATATACCATTTCGGGGTCTGACTTTGCTGATACAATATACTTGAAACAAGGAATGCCTTTATCATTCAGTTGTCTCATACCATACTTAAAAGGTTCAAATATTTTATGTTTGTCAATGGGCTGTTCTTTTTCTAATGGGTATTTTTCTCCCCATATATCATATTTATTAGCCCATATTGCGACTGCCATGGGATAGTCCGAATCCTTTTTCTTTCTACCAGTAGGCCATCTGCTAGATACAATTGTATCTACTAAAAACTTCCAAGCCACTTGATGGTCTAGATTTGCTTCATTGTCTAAATGCCTATGGTCAATCATAAAAATAACATATTTAACTCTACGACCTTGCATATCTTTTACCCATTCTTTCCAATAAACTGCCTCTCCCCCAATATCGGCACTTTTTATTGTGTGGGAATCACCGTCTATTTTTACATTCTTTCTTGACGCTCTATGTAAACCAACAGTTCTTTCATTAATTTGAGGGACTTCTCCTCTTGTTCTTAGTTGGTGACTTAAAGTTGTTTTACCAACCATGGTAGCCCCATACACTCCAAAGTTAATTGCGTGAACTTTCTTCCAAAAACCAATAATTGCTTCGCCCACTAATATGGCAAAGCCGGTCATCAAAGACATATCAATGACCCCATAAATCACTTAATCTATCTATAATCCATCCCATTATATTAATATCAAAAACACCCATAATATTTCCAATTAGAAACATAGCAAGAGTAGAACACCCTCCCCAAAACCACGCTCTCATTTTCAAAAAGAAAATATCAGCAGAATGCGCTCTAGACTGATTATAAGCATAATCAGAATCAGAAAACCCTAGCAAATCGCTAACAACCAATTAACCAACCCCTTATTGTAGGGCCGCTAAAAATTCATTACCAACTGTATTTTCGTCTTCTTGTGTTGGTGGGGTATAGAAACTAGTATTGTATTGCCTAGCACTCTCACGCATCTTTTGACGCTGTTGTTCGTCTCTAGCCTTTCTTTCCCAAAATGCCGCTATCTTTCTATCAAGTAGCCACATTTCTATTTTATCATTAAGTGCTAAATCAAATAGAGCCTTCATAACCATAATTGCTCCAATTGTTCCTAATCCAAATAGAACAGAATGCGCTATTGGCCCATATGGAAAACCTGTTCCAAATGTTGCATAAGCAAATACATTCGCTCCACTCAATGCGCCAACAAAGAGTATAGTCATCACTAATCTAGTATCTTGGTTCAAAACTGCCATCATAAAACCTCAAGCAAATTCAACGGAGACAGCCGCACCAATACCAGTTCCAGTTGCTATGTCAAGATATAGACCGTTACTAGCAATAACGCCATGCATGTCAAACTCTATGGTATCTGTTTTTGAAGTAACTAGATTTATTCTCGCTAATTCTTTACCACTTGCGGCAGAAGAATTATCAAAAACTCTAACTAATGTAGGGTTTGTTCCTGTTAATTGTGCATGAATAGAAACTAATTTGCATCTTTCAGCACTAACGACTGCGCTTGCAGTCAAAACCCCACTACTTCTACAACTAGCCATAGGTAGTCCTCCGTCAAACTTTCAACCTTACAACTACTTCTTAACCTTATTCCTCTTTTTGAGGAGTTTCGGTCTTTGTTTTTGTAGTCTTAGGTTTCGGTTTAGAGATTCTAGGTTTCTTTTTAACGGGCAGAAGAAGTGCCTCTAACTCTTTGTGAGTAGAGACATCTTCTCCTGTTGTTTTAGCCGCTAATACCAATTGCTTAGGAGACAAAGATAGTAATGCTTCCCTATCTTTTTCTTCAAAGGTAAATACCAAATCTCTAGAGTTTAGTCTTCCTAAAGCCCAACGAACAGAAACACTAGCGGATTTCTTCTTTGTGATTCTTCCCGCAGGTGTATCTGTTGCATTGAACCTAGAACAACCTTCAGCAACTATAACTGTTACCAATTAAGTCACCTCAAAGGTTTCCCCAAACTCTAACCCTAACAGTAGTATCTGTGATATTTCCGTTTGCGGCAGCGTTTGTTCCGTCATTTGCTGTAAACAATAAAGCAAAACTAGAACTGCTTTCATAAGCACCTGCGGCTGAAATTTCTACATCTACTTGATGAGTAGCCGGGATAGAATTTCCTGTTATGGTTACACAAGAAATACTTGATAATCCCAATGATGCCGCAGTTACAACTTCTCCCCCACTGGTAGCAGTAGTTACCAAAAGAGAAGCATCAACCACATATTCATCACCAACAACTCTAGGGTTAGTGTAGCCTTTATGGTCGGCTAACAATGTTACTGTGTGTGCCAATTAAAACACCTCACAATAGGTTGGTAATCTTGCCTTGACCCTTAAAGTATGAACAACCAACTTCTGCAATTGTTCGGTAAAGAGCCTTGTTACCTAGAGTTCCGACACCGAATGGGTTTCCACTAGCGATACCATCCTCAAAGTATTGGGTTGGTTTCATAACAGATAGCCAAATGTGGTCAGTATCTAGGAACAACATATCACTAATTGGATTAGCAGTTGCAGATGTTTTAGACATAGCCGCTACAGGAATCAATGGGATATCGTAGTATGTAGAAACTCTAAATCCTACTTCAGCACCCTTTGTTCCCCTAACACCGTTTACAGTTGGAACAATCTCTTTTCTATCCATAAATCTCTCTTGTGCTTGTAACAAGTCAGCAAGAGTTTGAATGGTATCATATCCAGTTAGAATAACCTTTGGTGAACCACCTGCTTCACGAAGTAGTCTTAGAGTATTGTTGATTACAGTCAAAGTCAATTGACGACCACCAGTAGCGGAATAATCATCGTTATCATCTACTTGAGCATCTAGGAATCCTGAGCCGGATGCACCACGAACAGTTCCGTAAAGTCTCTTCATCGGTTCATTGTCAGCATCATCTGTTCCAGAATTGTTATCATACTTTAGAGAGTAGAAGTCATCTGAATCCATTTGTGTGATTTCAGCCGCAGAAGATACAACCTTCAATAGAGAGGTATAGTTTCTATCTAGCAAATCAAGAGATTCACTGCTTCCGGAACCAAGGTAGAATTCAAGTGGCATAACTAGCATTTTGTTCTGAGTTTCAGCATGGTGCTTACCCATATCTTCTCTCATTTGCGCTCTAATGTCACCAATTCCATCGTCAATTGCCGCCATTTCCATAGCCAATTCGCTAAAGTCAAATTGATGTGCAATTGTTTTAGGACTTGTAAATAGTGTAGTGTAAGTTGGGGCAATAGCCGCTAATCCATCACTTGCATTATCTAATCGTGCATTTTCTGGAACACCACCAATAGTATCTGCTCTTGGAGTTGTTGAACCAATATTTGCAGCAGTTGGGGCTGAAACGCTATCGTCACTGTTTGCCGCTACTGCTAGAGAGTTTCCACTTCCACCAGCAGGTCTTTCTGTCATTATTCTCCATCCACTAGATGTATATGGTCTCTTTGAAATAACTGAAAGAGCGTTACATTCCCTGTTTAGCATTGACCAAACTTTTTGTCCGTAAATCTTGTTGTAAAGACCACCGACATCAGAAATACCAACGCTACCAGCGACATTTGCCGCATTGGTATCATGACCAACATGAATACCTGCAACAGTTCCCGCTTGCTTCAACAATTGGTTGTTAAAGCCGGTTGCTCCGGTTAGTCCATATGTTCTTGCTTCTAAATCTGCGATTGTATTAATGTAACTCATCTTAAATGCCTCCTACCATCTTGTGGATATCATTCCAGTCCATATCGGCTAGTTCTTCCATAGTTGGGAGTGTTATTGTTGCCTCTTCTTGTGCTTTTAGGATTGTTTCCTTTTCAGCAGTTAGAGACTTTCTTAGTGCAGTAAATTCTTCCTTTAGAGAAGCAATTTCAGTTTGTGCATCATATTCAGACTTTGCTAGAATATTTTCTTTATGTGCTACTTCAGCCGCAAATCGAGCCTCAAATGATTTCTGCAAGTTGTCGTATGCCAACTTTTCTAGTTGTTCTTGTCGGAAAGCCTCATATGCTTTCTCAATGTTAGCGTTAGACAAATCAAGAGTTTGTAGTTCTTCATTGTCAAATGCTTTTACAACTGGTAGGTCAGAAGGTTTTGGTCTTCCTCCCTCAATGATGATTCTATCTGCTGGTTCACCGATTTCGACACCTGCTCCGTCAAGAGTTGGGACGACTGCTTTTGCTTCATCGTCCTTATACATCCCCTTTTCTTCTTCAGCCATCTTTTCATCAATAAGCTGACCATGTGTTAAAGAATTTACCTCCAATATGCCTGCTTCTCTTGCATATTTAAGTACATCTGGAAAAGTCATAATTTTTCCTGAGACTTCATCTTTTGATCTATACATTGTACTTTCGCCTCTCCAACTAAATGAAATACAATAAACTCCAAT